GAAGCCGGAAACGACGTGTTATTGCGCCAAGGCGAATTGTTGAACCTTCAAGGTTTAATGTTGAAAGAGTCGGCCGGTGTTCAATTGCACACCAAAGGAACCGGCGAAGACTACCTCTTGAACGGCGCGGTTGCGGTTGGTGACACGTCGATCGACATTGACACAGGAACGGGAACAATTTTGGCCGGTGACATTGTGACAATCGGAAATCATGCGTATGTGGTCGGAACCGCCTTGGCCGGTGGAACGATCATCATCAATGATCCGGGCGCACGTGAAGCCGTGGCCGACGGTGCGACCGTTACCGTTTCAGCAACACGGACGGCAAACTTTGCCTTCCACAAATCAGCGGCCGAAATCGCATTTCGTGCGCCGTTGAACCCGCCTGGTGGTGACGCCGCGGTTGACCAAATGTTGGTTCAAGACCCATTTTCGGGTCTTGTCTTCCAAGTGTCGGCCTATAAAGGTTATCACAAGGCAATGTTTGAAGTCGCCGCCGTTTGGGGCTTCAAAGCGTGGAAAGATCAGTTTATCACCGATCTTGCCGGTTAATCTTAGCCAAATGATCCCGGGCGTCACAAGCGTCCGGGATCATACTTTTAACCAACCATAAGGAACAATAAAATGATTAAAATGATTCGACAAAGCGACGGCAAAACCGCCAACGTCCACCCGGAAGAACAAACAGCATATGCCCTTGGTGGATATGTCAAAAGCGACGATCAACCGAAAAGCGCGGCCCCGGCCACAACGCCCGGCACGATTTCGGCGACGGCTCAAAAGCTAATCGACGACAACGGTTTGAAACTTGAAGAAATCACCGCGACGGGCCAAGACGGTTCGATCACAGTGAAAGACGTGAAAGAAGCCGTAAAGGCCAAAAACGCCGGTGCGACTCCTCCACCACCGGCACCCGTCGCCGTTAAGAACGAACCCGTGTTTATCGACGAAACAACGAAAGAATTGGCCGACGACGTCGGTTTGGACGCTTCAACGTTGGTTGGCACCGGTAAAGACGGCGCGATCACGACTGCAGACGTTGAAAAAGCAATCGACGAAATCGAATAAGTCATGACAATTATTGTTGGCACCGACACATATTTAAGCGTTGCAGACGCGGACACGTATTGGTCAAACCGAAATGATTCGGTTTGGTCGGCGGCCACGGACTCAAACAAGGAATCGGCCCTTCGGGAAGCGACCCAATATGTAGACGGTGCCTTCAATTTTATCGGGACACAAAAGATCACGAACACATTGGCATGGCCGCGATTATCCGCGACCGTCCTTCACGGGAATTTTAAGGGCGTTACGTACGATTCAACGACGATCCCGCCCCAAATCAAAGACGCGGTCGCCGAATTGGCCCTTGAAGCCTTGTCGGCGCGCCTAGCACCTTCACGCGAACGTGGCGGGGCGATCAAACGCGAAAAAGTTGACGTCATTGAAGTCGAATATATGGATTTTGCACCGTCCGGGAAATCTTTTTCATTCGTCACAATGTTATTGAAACCTTTATTGTCCGGCGGCAATAAAAACACCGTTGGATTGGTTCGATCATGAAAATAATTGTATATCACGACACACAACAAGAAGCGAAACGCACAAGACGACCACGTCCCGGCGAAACGGTCACTTATGCCGCGATCAAAGACCACGACGAAAAGATCAATGACAAATTTGACGACGTCGTGATCCTTTGCAAAACAAAACCGAAAAAGGCCGTCGCGCCGAAGGAATGACATGGGGTTTGATTATTCAGGATTAGCACGAACCGCATTGGCGCAAATCGACGACAAAGGCCGTTCGATCAGCGTGGTTTATAAGACTGAAGGGACCTTGGATATTGACAACGACGTCGTGGTTGACGATAGCGAATCGACCGTGGTGTTGAAAGGTTTGGTCACATCATTTAATCAATCAGACATTGACGGAACAATGATTCGGCAAGAAGACGTTTTAATCCTTGTCGCCGCTTCAGGCGTCACGAAACCACGAACGGCCGACGTTATCATCGACGGTTCGAACGAATTGACGGTGGTCAACGTGGACGAAATCAAACCGGGTTCAACGGCCGTTTTATATAAAATTCAGGCGCGCGGGTGATCCATGTCAACATTCAAACAACAAGCGGACGCGGCATATAAAACAAAGGTCCTTGACCAATTGGAAAAGGCCGTCCGCGCCGTTGCGCTTGTTGTTGACGCTGAATTGGTTCGCCGGACACCAGTGGACACAGGTCGCGCCCGGGCGAATTGGCTTCCGTCCTTAAACACACCCGACACACGCGTTCTTGACGGCCCCGGCGGCAGTAAAAAGGGCAAATCATTCGTCCCGTCACGCGACACAACGGCCGAAGCCGTCACGCAACAATATAAATTGACCGACACTATATATATTTCAAACAATTTGCCGTATATTCAGGAATTGAACAACGGTTCAAGCCAACAAGCCCCGGCGGGTTTTGTCGATTCAGCGTTGGCCAAAGGGAAAAGGGCGGTTAAAAAGAAATGAATTTTGAACAATCCGAAGCGGAAATCCGAAAACACTTCAAAGACGCATGGGACGCTTTGACGCCTATTTCGTGGCCGGATATAAAATTTGATAGACCCGACGGCGAAAGTTGGGTAAGATTCAATTGTCAAGAAAATGACGGATCGCAAGTTTCAATGGGATCACCCGGAAACAATCGGTTCCGTCAATTCGGGATTGTGACAATTCAAGTGTTTCAACCCAACGGCCAAGGGTCAAAAGACGCAAGATCGAAAGCCACGACCGCGCTAGGCGCGTTCAAGGGGATCACCACGACAAACGGTGTCAAGTTCTTTGACGCTTATTGTCGGAACGTAGGAAACGACGGAAATGGTTTTTATCAAATCAACGTTGTGACTTCGTTTTATTATGATGAAATAACTTAACCCGGAAGGATAAAAACCATGACCGATAGTTCACAAACCCGCTTGGCCTATATTGCGGAATCAACATATGGTACAACACCCGCCACACCGACGTTCTTGATACAACGGTTCGTGTCGGAATCACTTAACGCAAACATTGAAAACATTGTTTCAAACGAAATTCGCGCGGATCGTAACGTCGCGGACCTGATCCAAGTCGGCGCGAACGCAGGTGGTGCGGTCGATTTCGAATTGTCTTATGGATCGTTCGACGCTTGGTTGGAGTCGCTTATGTTTTCAACATGGTCGTCCAACGTTTTGAAAAACGGCAACACACAAAAATCATTCACGCTTGAAAAAACATTTGAAGCCGGGTCAACCGATCAATATCACCGTTTCACCGGTGCGGTCGCTGATTCACTTTCATTGGCAATTCAGGCGGGACAAATCGTCACGGGGTCGTTTGGCTTCTTGGCGAAAGGTGCGTCAACGGCACAAGCGGCGATCGGTTCTTCGTCCTATACGGCCGCCAACGCGAACCCAGTTATCAACGCGGCGGCAAACTTTGCATCCCTTGCGATCACCGGTGTCACGGGGCCGGAATTGACATCCTTGAACCTTGAAATTTCAAACAACCTTCGTCAACAACAAGTCATTGGATCAATCGACCCGCGCGGTCTTGGAACCGGACGATTTGAAGTGACGGGCGATTTAACAGCATATTTCGAAAACGAAGAATTATATGACATTTTCATTGCGGGTGGTGCGGCCGATTTGACTTTCGAATTGGGCGGCGCAAGCGACAAGAAATATGAATTCGTTATCGGAAACTTAAAATTTGAAACGGGTGAAGTCGTCGCCGGCGGGAACGATCAGGACATTCTTGTCAACATGACATTCCGCGGTCTTTTTGACGGCACCGACAACACCCTTCAGATTACGCGCACACCGGCGTCATAAACCAATCAAACCAAACGGTGTTTAACAACTTCTCCGGGGGCGGTGGATCGACTTTGATTGAGGGTCGATCCACCAATTCGGGACCAACCAATCGAAGGAAAAATGGCCATGTCTAAAAACGAACAATCCGCATATAACCTATTCGGAAC